CTGATTACCTCGAGGCCATCGTGTGATGCGCCCCGAATCCAAGAAACCAAAAACTCTAGTTACCTAAGAAAGATAAAATTATGGCAGAATTGCTCCCAAGCAATCAGGTCGGCGCGAGAGAAGATCTCGCCGATTTGATCGCTATTGCCGACCAGAAGGCTACGCCCCTGGTCAGCGCCGCCCGCAAGTCAACCGCCCCGACCAACCCGCTCTTCAGCTGGCTCGTCGACGGTTACGCTGCGGTCGATCGTTCGGGTGTTCTCAGCAATGAGGACGCCACCACATTCAGCAACCCCGCTGAGCAACGTGCTCGCCTTTACGGCCGCATCCAAAAGCTCTGGCGCAAACCGAAGGTCTCCGATATCGCCGAGAGCGTCACCGACGTTGCCGGCATCGGCATCAAGCGCGAGATGGCCAACGCCGTCACCCGCTCGTTGAAAGAAATCGCTCGCGATTTGGAGGCGACCTTCTGCTCCGATCAAGACAGCACCGAAGAGTCCGGCGCCACCGCGTATAAAACACGTGGGCTGGGCAGCTGGATTTCTTCCAGTGCGCAAGCCGACAGCGGCACAGCGGTTCCTGCCGCCTACCGCACACCGAGCACCTCGATCAGCACCGCGACCATCGCCGACACCACGGAGTCCGTCATCCAGGGCCTGCTTCAGTCTGTCTACCAACAGACCGGCAAGTCCAAGACGTTCACCCTGCTCTGCGGTCCTACGCTGAAGCGCCGCTTCACCGAAATGACGCAGGTCCAGTTCGGCACGACCAACACGGCCGCTGTCGTTCGCACCTACAACGCCGATCTCTCGGACAACAAGATCTCCTATAAGGTCGATGTGTTTTCCGGCGATTTTGGCGAAATTATGCTCGTGCCATCCCTTTACATTCGCACGGATGTTTCCGAGGCCGCTTCGCTGCGCTCGGGCTTCCTGGTCGACATGGACGGCGTGCACATCCGCTACAACCGTCGCCCCCGCTACACCCCGCTCCCCGATCTCGGCGGCGGACCCCGTGGCGTCATCGACACCATTGCTGCGCTCCAGGTGGATAACCCCCTGACGCACGGCAAAATCGCAACCGCGAGCTAATCGAAGGGAATCACTATTATGACAACCAACGCATTCCGCTCCGTCAACGAGTCGCCCCGCGGCTACAACTACCGCTTCGTCATCGATCACACCGATCTGACGACAGCGGCAGACAACACCGCGCAGGACATCACGCTGATTACGCTTCCCGCGTATTCGGTCGTGATGCGTGCGGCGACCTACCTCAAGACCCCGTTCCAGAAAACTGGCACGTCGGCCTACAACAGCAACCTCCTGATCGTCGGCGACTCCGGCGACACGGACCGTTTGATCGCGTCGCAGCAGCTCAACGTGAACGGCACCGAAGTGCTGGCCAAGGCGCAAGCCTCGACCATCCCCTTCGCCTACGAAGCCGCCACGGCCGTCGTCGCCAACTTCGCCTCCATGGCGAGTTACGACCTGCTCGAGCTCGATGCCGGGGAAGTGCATATCTTCCTCGAAGTCGCTCAGCTCGACGCCCTCAAATAATGAGGTAACGACCACAATTTGCGGGCCCGCCGGGGAGTGTTTGATTACGCAACTCGGATTGGTGGGATCCAAAGGGAAAGACCCGGCGGGCTGCGCAAATTTCAAATTTCAGATTTCACATTTCAGATGCCCACTGAGCTCATCGGCACCGGCGAAGTCATCGACGACGAGACTTGGTCCTACGTCCGCGAGGAGCTCAAGACCGGCTGGCAAGCCCAAGCCTCTCTCGTCGCCGGCCGCCAAGCCCGCATCGCCCAGGCCAACGACCGCCTCGAGCACGCCTGGATCGAAGGCCTCGGACAGCACGTCGCCAGCATCGACTCCTTCGCCTACGCCGATTGGGAACGGAGAAACCCCGGCATCACCGGCGACAAGGATTGGCTGCAAGGCCTCCTCCGCGACAATCCCGAGTGCCGGGTCCGCAGTCGCAGCGCCAAAACCCAGGTGTCTTTCGCCGGGCTCGACGGCGCCTTGAAGTCGGAGGCCGCCTAATGGACTACAACTCCAGCGACCATCGCCCCGACGCGAAGTCCATCCGCCGCTACATCCTCAACATCCAAGAGGCCGAAGCCGACGTCTCCGGCTTCATCGAGAAAAAGCAACGCAACTACGAGACCCGTCACGCCCTCTGGCCCGGACAATCCCCCGACGGCCGCAAGCGCCAAGCCCGCCTCGGCAAAGCCCCATTCCCCTGGGAGGGATCGAGTGACCATCGCTGTTTTTACAGTGATGCGCTGACAAACGAATCGACCGCACTCTTGGTGAACGCCTTCTTCAAGAGCAAAATCCAACTCCAGCCCGTCGAATCCTCCGACGCCGCCGCCAAGGTCGCCGCGGAGACCGCCCTGCGCTGGATGATCTTCCAGCATTGCGCCAGCGACCTCCGCAACGAGATCGAGCTGCTCGCCAATTACCAGGAGATGTATGGCCTCGGCATCATGCACGTCGCCTGGCGCCGCACCACCCGGGTCGAGAAGAAGAGCATCAGCCTTGACGAACTCCAGGCCATGCTCATCGAGACGGCCGACCCCATGATCCAGATTCTCCTCGAGTCCATCATGGACCCGCTCCAAGAAGAGGACGCCAAGCAAATGCTGACCGACTTGGTGAGCCCTGCCGCCGGCAAGCTCAGCGTCGTGCGCGAACTCCGCAACACCGGCATCGCCGAATACGACAACCCCTACATCTACGAGAACCGCCCCGAATTCGTCGCCCTCGAGCCCTGGGAGGACGTCTATTTCCCCGCCAGCACGCACGACCTGCAACGCGCCCGCTGGATCGCCTGGCGCGAACTCGTCACCGAGACCGAGATCAAAGAGCGCGAACTCACTGACGGCTACGACGCCACCTTCGTCGCCGAAGCCGTGGAGAAGAAGGGCAACTACCGCCGCCCCATCCGCAACTACTACCGCAGCGAGACCATTTCCCTCGAGACCGAGAACGAACTCATCGAACTCTGGCACTACTACGAGCGCCAGAGCGACAAGACCGGCGCCACCCGCGTGCACTACAGCGTCCTCCACGCCGACATAGGCGAGCGCGCCGGGGTGAGCGACCTCATGGATTTCGACCACGGACAGTATCCGTTCATCGAATTCGCCCGCGAGCGCAGCTCCCGCTGCCTGCTTGAGTCCCGCGGTATCCCCGAGATCGTCCAGTCCAGCCAGGAAGAAATCAAAATCCAAAGGGACTATCGATCCGACCGCAGCAGTATCGCAGTGCTCCCCCCCGTGCGCGTGCCCAGCAACCGCGGCAAAATAAATCTCGTCTTCGGCCCCGGCGCGCAAATCCCGGAAAGAAGGCCCAACGAATTCGGCTGGATGACGCCGCCGCCCTTCGACCAAGGAACGATCGAAGTCGAGCAGTCCACCCGCCGCGACATGGATCAATACTTCGGCCGTTTCTCCAAAGACGTCCCGCAACCCTTGTCCATGCTCATGCAACAAAGCCAGGTCGACCGCTGGCTCCGCAGCTGCAAAGCCGTCATCGCCCAGGCCTTCGCCCTCATGCAGCAATACATGAGCGACATCGAGATCCTCCGCATCGCCGGCGCCATGCCCGCCCCGTTCCAAGTGAGCCGCGAACAGATCCAGGGCAAGTTTGATTTGTCAGCGGAATTCTCAGTGACCGATCTTGACATGGAGCTGGTCGGCAAGCGTCTCGACGCGATCGCCAAGCTGGCCGTGCCCCTGGACGTCGCAGGCGTGATCGACCGCGCAGGCCTGGTGCAATTCGTCATGAGCGCCATCGACCCGGCCCTGGCCCAGAAGATCGTCCGCACGCAGGAAGTCGCCACCGCGCAAGAGGCCGAAGACGAGCAGCTCGCCTACACGAAGATCGCCGCCGGCACCGAGCCACCGCTGCCGCGGGAGGGGATGAACGCTCAGCTCCGCATGCAGGTTCTCCAGGGAATCGTCCAGGCCAACCCCGCCGTGCAGCAACGCTACGGCGCCGACGAAATTTTCAAGCAGATGATCGACGCCCGCATGAAGGCCTTCACTTTCCAACTTCAACAAGCCCAGAACGCGCAGATCGGCCGCACCGGCGCCGTCCCGGCGCTCCAGGGACAAATGATGCAATCCGCGCAGCCGCCGGCCGAGGCCTAATCCTATGAGCCCCAACGTCAACGTCCGCAATCTCCCCGGCTTCGGCATCCCCGAATTCGACAGAGTCGACCTCAACTACGTCGGCTCGACCAATAACCTCAGCACCGTTGTCTATAAACGCGCCACCACCACGGTCGCCACACTGACCTTCACCTACGTCGGCGGCACGCCGGCCTCAGATGACGCAGACATCGCCACCGTGACCCGCAGCTAACCATGGGACTGAAGTTCAATCCGCTGACAGGCAACTTCGACTTCACCGGCTCCGGTGGCGGCGGCGCGTCCTATATCGACGGCGAAGTTGCTACCTACGCGGACCTTCCGCTAGACGGCTCGGCCACCCTCAACAGCGCATGGCTGGTGCGCACGGCCAGCGGCGTCTGGCCGGTCACGCGCAAGCAAGCAGGCATTTACATCCGCACGGCTTCCGGCGGCAGCAGTAGGGACGATGACTACACCTACGCAGGCACCATGCCTGACGTGTTCAGCGACTCCGTATTTTTGCTTTACGACGAGGCCAGCACCACCCGCACCGGCCAATTCAATCTCGGCAGCATCACCGCTGGCCAAAACCGTGTGCTCACATGGCCGAATGCGTCTGGCGCGATTGCCTTGAGAGAACAACTCACCGACTTGTCACCAGACGAAGGTGGGATTTTGCCACTTAGTGCTTATAGCCTCTGGGACACCGCCAACCAGCACTCAACGCTGCGTATAAACGACAACGACATTCTTTATTCTGGAGCGGGTTACTCGTCAGCAAGTTTGAGCGCACAAAATCTAACGGCCGATAGATCGTATAATTTGCCTAACGCCAGCGGCACTATCGCGTTGACCAGCGGAACAACCTTCACCAATCTTTCTGCCGCCCCGACAAGCGGCTCCGCGCTGACCTTAACAGGCGGCACGGTCACGGCATCGGCTCCGCTTATTGATGCCACGCAGACTTGGAATGCGAGCGGAACCACGTTCACGGGATTCCGTCTCAACGCCACCAACACGGCGAGCGCAACAGCTTCGCTGCTGGCAGACTTCCAAGTAGGCGGCACTTCGGTAGCAAACATACGGCGTGATGGAAGGATATTGGCCAACTCCTTTGCCTTGGCGCAGTCGAGCAGTATTGGCACAGGGTTTTCCTTTCACTCTGCCACAGAAGAAAGTGGTCACCTTCAATGCGTCAACAACGCAGGAACACAAATGTGGACTTGCGTGGCATCGCGCTTTCGCTTGGCTGGAGACTTGTCGTTTGGGCGATCCGTTGGGCTTGGGCAAAGTCCCGACACCATCCTCGTCCGCGACGATGTAGCAACCCTCGCCCAGAGAAATGCGGCGAACGCCCAGACCTTCCGCATCTACAACACCTTCACCAGCACGACGAATTTTGAGCGTCTGAATGTCCGCTGGGCGAGCAACGAGCTAATCATTGACGCCGAAGCAGGAAGCGGCGGCGGAACCTTGCGCGGCATCAAGATCGGCAGCGCCTCGACATCGCTGCTTGGATTCTTTGGCGCGACACCCGTGGTGCGTCAAGCCGCCGTGGCAGACGCAACAGACGCCGCATCGGTCATCACGCAACTCAACGCCTTGCTCTCGCGTATGCGGACGCTCGGCCTCATCGCCACTTAATCTTATGTTGAACAACCCTAATCCCATCACCACGGAACCCGTAGCCGCAAAGGTTTACGACAGGCTGCACGTTTACACGTTGTCCGCCATTCAGCCGACCACGGATAGCGGATCAATCACCGTCGAACTACTGCCCGCTACGGCAGACGGCGAACTGGCCAACGGCAGCCTCGTCCAGCGGGTGAGCGTTCCACTTTACCCTGCAATCAACGAGGTGCCGGAATTGGCCGCTGCGTTTCAAGCCGTCCTCGCCGCGATTCCCGCAGTGCTTGCTTGGCAGGCCGCTGAACAGGAGACACTGGATAATGAGTAAGACCGTCACTCTCACCGAAGAGCAGGCCAAGCTCGTCATGCAATGCCTCGACCTCGCCGTCAAAACCGGCGGGCTGAACGCCGCCGCGCAGATCCTGCCGCTGGCAACGAGCATTGAGAAGCAACTCACGGAGGAAGCGCCCGCTGCTGAATAATGAGGACTGTCACCTTACAGTCTATTCTTTTGCGCGCATGGCAGCGCGCAGGCAACGACGCCGGAAGCGGAAGCACTCCCATCGACAACATTCCGTTGAGCGCCAAGACCATGATGGTAGCCGCCGCCAACGAACGCATCGCGGATTGCTGGGAGTGGGCGGATTGGCCTGAGCTTATGCGCGTCGAAGAGCGCACCGTCGAGGGCAACGACACGACCGGCTACTTCATCCCCTACGAGCAGAGCGGCCAGACCGCCATGGGCGAAGTGTTTGGTGTCCTCCGCGACAACCCCGCGACACACGTTTCACCCCGCGCAATCGGCTACACGCTCCTCGGCGACAACGTGAGGTTCCCACAAAGCACAGACCTGCCGACCACCGTCTACGTCAACTACCGCATCCGCCCGATTGACGTTCCGGCCCGCGTCCTCGCCATCGGCATGACCGCCGCTCTGCTTGAGAACACTTATCCCGCCGTCATCGCAAAAGCTGTCGGTCTGATGCTGAGTGCAGATTTGCTCCAAGAGGACGGACAGACAGACAAAGCACTCGCCATGGAACAGCTCGCGGAGAGCGAGTTAATCAGCCAGCGCGACAAATACTATTTCCAGCAAGGGCAACCATCCATGTGGACCGCCCGCGTCAACCAATACTAAGTCTATGAACCCAAACGTCAGAACAACGAACAGGGCCAACGGCGTCCGCCTCATCTCGGACACCACGGCTGTCACCGGAAACTTCAGCACCGTCCAAAGCCTCGACGCCGCGACCAAGTTCCACACGCTCGCAGGCAATCAGACCAACGTGGCGAACACGACCAGCGGCAGCGCCTATGCGTTTCCAGTCGGCACCGCCATTGAAGGCAGCTTCACCGAGATCAAGCTGCACGCCGGTGCCGTGTTGGCCTACTTGAAGTGACGCATCTGAGGGGCCGCGCGATGAGCTTGGAATATTTCCATCACAACTTCACGACCACCGAAAAGGGCGTGATCGGCACCGTGACCAGCATCGGCTCATCGGCTTTTTCAATGCTCCCACACCTTGAGTCCACCCTGCGCATTGCCGGTCTCTGCATCGGTCTCGCGGTTGGCATCGTGACGCTTCTGAGCGTCGTTCACGACCTTCGGAAAAAACAAAAGGAGAACAACAAATGAGAAACTGGAAAACAACTAGCATCGGCGTTTTAACCATCATCATCGCCTTGGCAACCGGCACAAGGGAATACCTCGCAACCGACAGCCTGCCGGACCTCGGATTGATCGTCGCGGCCGTTCTGAGCGGCTGGGGCTTGGTGCAAGCAAAGGACAACAACGCCCGCCTCTAATGACGTGCCGCCCGAGTTTCGCGCTTACGCTGGCAGGCACGCTGTTGCTTGGTGGCTGCGTGAGTATTCCGCTGCCGCCGCTAGACGGCGAGAAGACCAAGGCAGGCGATTGGGGCACGATCAGAGTTGCAATAACTTACATTCCCAACCTCAACAACATCGTCGAGTCATACAAAGAGTGGAGAAAACCAGAACAATGAAATCATTTGTTGAACGCCAACTAGTAAAACTGCTGCTCTCACGCGGAGGCCCGCTGCTGCAAAAGCTCGTCACCGCAGCAGCAGCCGCCGCCATCACCTACCTTGCAAGCAAAAGCGGCATTGATGTCCGCGTTTACGGCATCAACGAGGCCATGCTCGCCGGAATCATCTGGGGCATCCTTGACGTTGCCGTCACCAAGCTCCCTGCCAACATCATCAAAGACTACGGCACCCAAATCCAAAGGCTGCTCAACGCATACAACCAAGGCTCCCAGCTCAAGCTCGACGGCTTTGTCGGCCCGAAGACCGTTGCGCAGGCAGAGGCTGAACTGAAGACACGATGATCCCAAAAGACCGGCCGCGCATCGAACGCAAGACCACGGAGCAGCTATTGCGGCTCCGCAAGGTCAGCGATCCGGTGTGTCTGGTCGGCATTCGTGGCTACTACCGCGATTCGATGGGCGCGAAGGGGAAGAATGACGTGGGCATCTATGATGACGCAATCGTCCTCGTCTCGCCGAACGTCCACGCTGCCTTCAATGCCAACGTCGATCCGAGTCGCCTCGGCTGGAATGCCAGCGCCCGCAAGCCCATGGCCCAGCTCAAGGCCGGTGTCTATCGCTACAAGATCGGACAGCACGGAATCTCTCGCGGCAATCCCTACAAGGCATTGGTGCAGGCGGGTCCAGTGACGGTCATGCGCGGCGACAAGGAAGAGGCCGGACACTTCGCCATTAACATTCACAAAGGCGGCCGCACGACAACCAGCTCGGAGGGCTGCCAGACGATCCCGCCTCAACAGTGGGACGCCTTCCTCGCTCTCACCGAGTCCGAACTCAAACGCAACAACACTAAGACTCTTTCCTACGTCCTAGTCAACAACTAATGGCCCTCGAAAGTCCAGTGCAAAGAGATGGTGACGCCGGTTTCCTCGGCTTCGCATCTCGTTTGAACCCGCTGACGTTACCGGCAGGCATGCTGCAAGACTCGGTCAACATGCGCCTTGATCGCGGGGTCGCGCAGACCCGCAAGGGTAGCAAGCGCCTGACCGACACCATCGGCACTACCGGCGCCCCGCTGACATTGGATTTCACCCTCGGCACCGACAAGACCGTCACCTCGATCACCCGCGCCTCGACCACAGCCACCGTCACCGCGACCGCCCACGGTTTTGCTACCGGCGACCAAGTGAACATTCGCGGCGCCGTGCAGACCGACTACAACGGTGATTTCCTAATCACGCTGGACTTAATAGACCCGACAAATAAATTCACCTACACCGTCAGCGGCAGTCCCGCGACACCGGCCACCGGCACTATCATCGCCAACAATGGCCCCGAAGTGCGCGACAGCTATGACGGCGGACTGTATGCGGCCGGAGTGTTCGCCAGCCAGAACTACGACAACGCCAACGAATTCATCGTGCTCGCCGGAAGCGACAGCGCCACGCTCTACCGGCAGGGGCAGTCGCCGGTGGTCAAAAACTACCCGAACACGCCGCAAGAGCGCATCGAAGGAACCGACACCGTCAGCGTGCTGCAAGCCTTTGATCGCTTGTATATCCTCCGCGAAGCCTCCCGCACCGCCACCGGCTACGAGGAAAAGCTGACAACTGCCTCCGGCATCACCGTGTCATCCACTACGGCCACGGTGAACGTCAACGCTCACGGCTATCCCGAAGGAGCCACCGTTCGCATCGAAGGATCTACAACGCCTGCCTTTGATGGCCATGAGTTCCGCGTCCTTGGCACCAACCTAAACACCAACTCCTTTGAGATCACCGTTCCATCCGGCACCGCCACGCATGCCGCCGCGACCATCAAGGTCCGCCGCGTCAAACCGCCGATCTATTGGGACGGCGGCAGCGGTCAGTTCGTCCGCGCCACCGCAGGCGTGCCCGCCGCAGGCGTCACCTACACGACCATGCCGAGCACCGGCTGGGCGGCCTACCACAATAACCGGCTTTGGTTTGCCAAAAACCGCGACACCGTGGCCATCTCGGACGTTCTCGACCCTGACCTCTACGACCCATTTTGGAATAGCTTCCGCGCAGGCGCAGGCGGCGATGACCGCATTGTCGCCGTGCATCCATGGGTCGAAGGACAGGCTCTCGTTTTCTGTAGGAAGTCCATCTGGCTCGCTACGCTCAACCAATTCGCCTCCACCGATGGCAGCGATTTCAGCGTAGACACTCCGGTGTCACAGCTCACTCTCCTGACCAACGAGATCGGATGCAGCGCAAGGAACACCATCGTCACCGCCGGTAACTTTGTCTTCTTCCTCAGTGACGCCGGTATCTACCGCCTAGACCGCGCCCTAGACCTCAAAGTCCGCGGCGACACCAAGCCTCTCAGCGAACCTATCGCCGACTTGTTCAGCCAAGTCGTCCAGTCCCGCGTAGACAAGTCCGCTTTTGGAATCTGGCACGCAAACCGATACCTGATCGCGCTGCCAACAAGCACCGACCCGCTCGATGGCAACCAGCTCGTTGTCGCATGGAACGCACTGACAGACAGATGGGAGTATCGGGACACCTATCCGTCCAGCGCATCGGTCAACCAGATCCTTGTCGGCACTTACGACAATCAACGGCGAGTCTTTAGCATTCCGCGCTCCGGCAACTTGTATCTGCTTGAACAAGAAGACACCGCACTGGATGACAACGCAGTTAACGCGGGCACCAGCCCCATCACCGGCAGCATCAAGACCCGCCGCTACGATTTCGGCGACATGCACAGCAAGCGATTCCTCCGCACGATTGCCGATGTGGTCATTCCGGCAGGCGCCAGTGTTTCTACCAAGATCAGCACGATCAATCCTGACACGACCACGACAGTCGGAACGCTGACCAACAGCAACGCAACAAGCGAAGACTACAACATGAAAAGTCCGGTGCGCTACAAAGCGCACAGCGCAGAAGTCATTTACGAAACATCCGGTGGGCGGCCGGAAATCCGCGGCGCCAGCATCGAAGCCTCGCCGAAATCTCTGCCGCCCACGGAAACCCGCTCTGCCGCCTAATCTCTCAACGCTCAACCCTCAACTCTCAACTACCCTATGGCCTCCTACGCACACACATTCACCAGCGGCGACACCCTCACCCCGACTAAGCTCAACAACGCCCGCACGGTTAGCAACATCGTCAACGCCGACATTGACAGCGCGGCGGCGATTGTTGGAACGAAAGTCGCGCCTGCCTTTGGTTCTCAAGACATCACCGTTAGTGGAGCCAACCGCTCGATTACCAACACGGGCAACTTTTCGCTGTCGTTTGGAACAAATAATACCAATCGGCTGACTATTGAGAGCAATGGAGATGCGTATTTATCAAGGACTTCTGGCAATCCTCTTTTTGGCGTTGCTTCCGCGCAGGCCGCGGGATATGCACCGAGCATTTTGCAACTGGCTCGTCAAGGTGCTGGCGCCACAGCAACACCAAACAACAGTAATCTTGGGGTGCTGCGGTTTGATGGGCTGGACGCCGCAAATACGTACATGAATTGCGCTGGGATTGAGGCGCATATTGGAACAAACGCCACCGGCGGTGCACCAAGCTATTTAGCCTTCCTAACGGCTGCAAGTGGGGCTGGCGCTACCGAACGCATGCGCATCGACGCCAGCGGGAATGTGGGGATTGGGAAGACGTCTCCGTCATCAAAGCTGCATATTTCAGGACAGACCGCGCAGTTCCCTACTGCCTTGCAAATCGACGCAACAGCACACGCAACATCTCGGAGAGCATCAGTCGGCATCGGTGATTACCTGTGGCTTCAAGACACAAGCGGAAATGGAACAAAAGACTTTGCGTTATTCGACAGCAATGCAGGTGCTGGAACAAGGATGATTGTCAGTGCCACCGGCAATGTGGGGATCGGCGGGACAGCCAACGCCGCCGCCATCTTGGATGCAGCAAGCACCACCAAGGGCTTCCTCCCGCCGCGCATGACTACAACTGAAAGAAACGCCATCGCCACGCCCCCTGCCGGTCTTGTGATCTACAACACAAGCACCAACGTGCTGAACTTTTACAATGGAACCGCATGGGGGGCAGTGTAATGAAACCCCAACTCGCCGAACTAATCGAAGCCTACGCCGCAGCCCGCGCCAGCGGGAACCGGATGCTCTTGGAGTTTGCCGCAGGGCAGCTCAATGCGCTGATGGGCGCCATCGAGATCGTTGAAACCAAAGCCCAAGAAGGGCAGACAGAAGGGATATAATTATGGCTAAGAAGGCTCCACAAAAGAAGGCTCCACAAAAGAAGGCTCCACAAAAGAAGGCTCCACAAAAGAAGGCGCAACCAAAGAAGGGCAAAAAGGGCAAGGGCAAGTCGCAACCCGAATTCGCGGCGCCGCTGAGTGTCGGAGAAATATTTACGCAGGCCAATGAGAGCGCACGCGAAAGCGCCCGCGACCAGTTGGCGGCGACCGTGGATTACTATCCGCAGCTTGAGTCGCTTCAGCTCGGCACAACGCAAAAACTGGCAGGCAATCTAAACAACCAATTTACACGGGATGCGCGGGCGCAGATTGATTCGTCGCTGGCCCTCCAGAGAAACATGACCGGCGAGGCCGGTCGCCTGTCAGGCATGGGCGCGCGGATGGAAGAGTTTGCGCGGCAAAACTTTTTGGATAGCGGCCCGACCGCCGCAGAGCAAAACATCCAAGGGCTTGGCCAGTCGGCCATGGGAGTCATGGCCGACCAGATTGTCGCACCGACCGACATCCGCAACGTGGAGGCAATCAATGCGCAGGCTGCCCGCATGGGTGCCGTGCGTGACGTGCAGGGTGTCAATGCCCAGCGGGTCGGCGATGTCCGCTCCCGCAATGTCGGCTCTGGCGCCCTCGGCGGTTCGCTGCTTTCGGAGGCCCAGCGCCGTGTAGAGTCCGGCGGACGCCTCTCAGCCGAAGCCAGCCGTGACGCCGTGCAGTCGGCCCGCGCCGGAATGGCCGCTCGCGGCATGGCGACCGGCAGCTCCGGACTCGCCGCCGAGCTGCTTAACCGCGACCGCTATGCCCGCACCCGCGACATGGAAAACCTCGGGTTCGCCCAAAACGTGCAGAACGCCGACGTGCAGCGGCAAATGTCCAACGCAGACATGGCGCTCCAAGCCGCTCGCGGCAACCAAGCGATGGCCGGTCAGATGTCCCTCGCCGACCAAGCCGCGATGATGGACGCGCAGCGCCTCAACCAAGCAAGCGACCTGACGCGCGGCCAGACGGACGCGCAGTTCGCCCAACAGGTGGCGCTTTCTAACCAAGCCGCTGGCATGGACGCGGAGCGGCTCAACCAATCCCGCGACCAGATTCTCGCCGGTATGAGTATGGATGCGCAGCAGGCCAACCAGTCGGCTAACATGAACCAGCGCGAAATGAACCGCGCTTTCATGCTGAACGCCAACCAAGCGTTCAACCAAGGGACCATCCAGCGTCGAGACCAAGCGGCGCAGCAGGCGGCGCTTGGCGGAAACCTGATGCAAGGTGCGGGCGCACTTTATGGCAACGCGGCCAACATCGGATTCGCTGGCGCGCAGAATTTAACCGCGCTCGATCCGTATGCCCGCGCCATGGGTGTCGGCATGCAGTCGGCCGGTAATACGCAGGCCGATTTGCAGCAGGGCATTGGGCAGACATACAACAATGCACTGGGAATGGCGGGGAATGTGGCGAGCTTTAATAGTAACGCGATCGATAGCCGCTACAACTCTTACATGAACAACCAGGCGGCACGGCAGGCGGCGAATACAACGGCTGGCGCCACGCGGCAGGCGGCGATGTTCAGCATGATCGGCAACATTCTCTCGGATCGCCGGGAGAAGACGGACGTGAAGCCGCTGGGGCAGACGTCCGGCGTGCTGGGGCTGAAGGTTTACGAGTATCGCTACAAGGGCGATGACGAGAAGCGCAAGGGCTTCATGGCTCAGGATGTGGCTCGGGTGCTGCCGGAGGCGGTGGCCGAAGTCGAATACCAGGGCAAGAAGCGGCTGGCGATCAAGCCGCAAATCATCGGGCAGGCTTTGGCCAGGGAATTAACCCGGGCGGCGGCTTAAAAAAGAGGAACAACATTATGCAATACAATCCAGGAGTTTATGACCGCAGCGGGGAAATCATCGCGGCGGGAACAATGCAGGCGGCGCAAACGCAGGCTGATCTGATGCGGGAGCTGGGCGAGAAGGCGCGGCAGACGGCGACGGCGGTGGCGGGGTTTGCCGCGGGCGGGCCGGCTGGGGCGGCCATGGCGTCGGGCGGCGGTGGCGGCGGCGGCGGTGGTGGTGAGGGAGTAATCGGCTCGCTGATCAATAGCTTCGCCAACAAGAAGGCGCTTGAAACGAAGGATAAGGCTTACATGGGATTCTTCGAGCGGCACGGGGAGGACCTGGGCTTTGATCCCGAATACCTTACCCGCCTCAAGGACATGAACCGCGACGAGCGCGTGGCCGCTTTTGACATCATGACGGGCCAACCGGGTCAGCGGTTGGGCAGCTTGGAATACTTGAACACGCAGGCCAACCGCTACCCGCGCACCGGCGGCTACGGCGGCGGCGGCGGTGGCGGTGGCGGCACGCTTTATGATTTCGGGGGCTAAGCCATGGGCGAGCAACAAGTTCTGGATTTCAACACCTGGGCCCGCGAATACCGCGGGATGCGTGGGCGGCTGGCGAACACGGCGGAGAACCGCCGGCTGATGCTGGACTTGCAACGCGGCTACGGTGATTACCGGAAACAGTTCGAGCCGGCCACGGTGCAGCAAGCCACTCTGCCGGACGGATCGGTGGCCGCGGTGGTCAATGGGCAGGTGGTGCGGGATGCACGGCCGAAGTTTGAGACGTTCGTGGACGATAAGGGATTTATGTCCAGGCTGAATCTTGATACGGGCTTGGTGGAACGCACGACGAATGCCGCGGGGCAACCGGTGAAGGGCTCCGGTAAAAAGGCTGAAGTGACGATGATGGACGTCATGCAAATGAGTCCAGAGCAGAAGAAGACTTATTACGATCGTCTGGCTCGAGGCGAAGATCCGGCTGCCGGGATGCCGTCGCCGACGCCAACGCCGGACCCGGGGATGACGAACTCGATGGCGTTCCAAGGCGTGCCGGCGCGGGCGGCTTACGAGACGAATATGCCGACGGGCGTGGCGGCGCCGACGATGAGCCCGGATGCGATGGGCGGTGGTGGTGGGATCAGCATGACGCCGGTGGCGCGGGCGACCGCGGTGGGACCAACGAATGCACCAGCTCCGGCGAGTGCGTCGGGGTTTGCGTCAGCGGAGGAAGTGCTGGCGGCGGCCGCCCGCGGGCAGCTGCCGGTGGATGCAGCAAAACAGATTCTTATACAACAGTTCGGCTATACTCCCTGACATGCCGAGCGCAAGCGCAGCATTGGCCCGGGTGCTCGGTAGTCCGGAGGAGGAATGGGATCAAACCCAAGCCAGCCTCCTGGCTCAAGGCCGCGATCTGCGCTGGAACGAAGCGCCGGTCGAAGTGCCGCAGGATGAGGAGCCGCTACCGGCGCTGAAGTCGCTGCCGGGAGAGGAGCCGATACTGCGCCAGGATCTCTACGGGAACTTGCCGCCGGAGCTGCTCGAGGAGGAGCCGCCATTGCCGACGCAGGAGGGAACGGTCGAGGAGAATCTTCCGCCGGTGCAGACGCGGCCTTCGGCTTCGGCGGCCTTGGCGGAGATGCTGAACCAGGCGCCGCAAGCGCCGGCGCCAGCCGAGCAACGACCAGAGGATACAGCACAGCCGCCGTCGGCTAGCGCGGCGCTGGATCGGATCATGGCGGAATCCGACGGCACGGGCGCCTCGCAGCTGGCCTACGATACGACGGTGCGGCCGGAGAATGTGGAGGGGCCGATCCCTTTCGGCGAGCAAGACCGGCCTTATCGGCAGCGGTCGGATGGGACGCTGGAGTTTGACCCGCGGCGGATGGGCGATGGCGTGACGCAGGCGCTAAAGGATCAAGTCATCACGGGCGAGCAATACGCGAAGCTCCAGCCGTCCATCGAGGCGGCGACGAAGGTCATACTCAACGAGCAAAAGCTCCGGGCCAGGGCGAAGGACAATGGCGCCCTGGCGTCGGCGATCCAGGGCGCGGGCCGTGGCGGGGCGATGACGCTGGGCGGCGTGGCTGGCGCCAAAGCGGGCGCGGCCGCGGGACTGCTGACCGGGCCGTATGCTCCGGTGGCCTCGCCGGTGCTGGGCTTGGCGGGCGGCGTGGCCGGGGCGGTGACGATGGGGATGAATTACGACCTCGTCTATAAGGAGCTGGCAAAGCATTACGACGAATACGATGCGGTGCTGGCGGCCGCGGAGCTGAACCCTGGCTGGAATGCGGCGGGCGAGCTGGTCTCGGTGGCGGTGGGTGCGCCGCAGGCTGTGCGTAGCGCCTCGAGGGCGCTGGCGACGACGATGGCGAACCAAGGCGCGGCGGGTGTGGCTCGCCAGGTGGCTACGGCAACGGGCGCCGGTGCGGGCTCGGGCGTGGCAGGATATTCTTTGGACCGGACGGTGCGGGGCGAGCCGATCACGGCGGGCGGCATGGCTACGGCGGCGGCGGCGGGGGCGGCGTTTGCGCCGTTCATGATTACGCCGGGCATGGCTCGGACGCCGGAGATGGCGAGCATCACGGCGAAGGTTAAGGCGGGGCAACCGATCTCGCCGATGGAGCGAAGAATTTACGAGTCGGCGGCGCCGGCAATGCGGGCGGCGTTTGCCGAGATGGATGCGGCGGGCGGACAATACACCGGCGGCCGGTATGATGCGGCGGGCAAGTGGATGCCGGGCATGGAGGTGACCGTGCCGACGTCGTCGGTGCTGGGCCTGGCGCCGGCCGCGGGCAAGGCTACGGTGCGGCTGCCTTACACCGTGCCGCCGAGGCTGGGGGCGCCGGCGGTGGCACGGGCGCAGGCCTTGGCTACGCGGGCGGCGGGGGGCGAGCGGACGGCTGGGCCAGCCGTCCCTACCGGGCAGACGGCGCCGGTGGTGCCGCGGGTGGCGCCGGTCAATGTGCTGCCGCCGGGGCCGACGATCATGACGCCGACGCAGGCAATGCTGGGCGTGGAGGAATACCTGGCGCGGCAGGTGGGCGTGCGGGGCATTGTGACGAAGGGCAATTACGACGCGATCCTCGAGCTGATGGATGAGCACAAGCAGATCGTGACCGACGCGATCGGGCGCAACGAACCGGTGTCGATCGACGCCCTGGATAGCTACGAGATCCGTGTGCCGTTTTACGATCGGGACGAGACAACCGGGCTGGCGACTTACAGCGAGGAGAGTTTTAAGGCTTACGAGAATTATCTAAACGGGCGGGAGGGAGAGCTCGCCGATGACATGGCCGCCGCGGGCGGGATAGAGCTGCTTGATGCGGTGATCTCGCTGGGTGGATTGCCTTCAAGGCAGGCGGCCGGCAGCCGGCGCTCGGCTTGGTCGGGTGAGCTGGACATGCTGTTGCAGAACGCGCAAGGCGCCGGCCGCGGCAAGGGATCGGACAATCAGAAGGGCGTGTTTCTCAACAAGCTCTTTCGCAAAGATGCGCCGGATCTGGATGATCTGGTGACCGGGCTGCGTAGCAAGGGCTTCCGGGTGGACACGCCGCAAGAGTTGATCGACATGCTCGACAACCGGCTGCGCTCGGGCCGGGAGATGTTTGCTTTGGCTACGGAAGGAATGGACGCCGGGGCGCTCGAGATGCGGGGACGGCGGCGGCCGCCGGCGCCCGGATCGCCGCAGCAAGGTGATCTGCTCGGCGAATCGGATGTGGACTTTTCCCTGGTCGGTCAGACGGACCGGACCAGCCTGACGCCGGCGGAGCAAGCGGCGGCGACCGCGGCCGCGGCGGCGAAGGCTGAAGCGGAGAGGGGGCAGGGGGATTTGTTTGGGGAGGTGCGGGGTGGGCGCCGGCAAGGCGCGGCGCCGCGGACAAGGGAAGAAATTATTTCTGAAGAACGCCAAGGTGCGGACGGAGAAACTATCGTCGATGTGCGTAAGGCAAATGGCAAAGTCGCTACGCGGGTCGTCGCTACAAAGCACGGCCTGAGAGTTGGAGACAAGCACGACGATGGCATGGCGGACAGAGTGGTCGTTGCAACTGACGAATCTTCACCAAGCGTGCCGGACGTCTACAAGGTCACGGAAGTCAGTTCGATTATAGCCAAGAACGAAATCACGGTGCGCACGCGTGATATGACAGCGGACGAGATTACGCAAAAGCAAGCCAGGCTTGAGCGAGACAACAACCAGCGGGTTGAGATGGGCTTGGAGCCTGAGCCGATACCGCCGGCGCCGTCTCAACCTGCGTCTGGCGCCGTCTCAACCGATCCGCTCACTCCGCCTCGCAACGCACAGGCTCCTGCAACATCTTCGACTGAAGGCAATGTCCTAGAGGCGGTGTCAAAAGCGATTACAGCTGCATCGAGTGGCCGAGTAGTCGTATTGCCAGCACTAAACGATGAGGTGCGCGCCGTGCTGCAAACAACGCGTGATTTGCAGCTCAAGCCGCAGATTGTGGCGAAGAACGCCAAGGTGCGGACGGAGAAACTATCGTCGATGTGCGTAAGGCAAATGGCAAAGTCGCTACGCGGGTCGTCGCTAC